TTCATTTTTTGGTTTAGTTGAAACATATATTGGTGTTTTACCTTGGCCGCCACTATCTTTACCACCTCTTCCTGCATCATTTTGTGCAGCTCTTTTTCTTCTAGTTGCACTTTCTTTTTCTTTTTTACTCATTCCGGCAGCTTTTGCAGCAGGAACACATTTTGCATAACCTTTCTTTTCTCCCGAAGTTCCACATGGTGGGTGTTTACCGTCGACCTTTTTGCCGATGTTTACCCATTTTTCCTTAAACCATTTATTTAAATCTTCGTTCATCTATAAGAGTTTCATTCTATAAATATAAGATTATCCCAATAACCAATGTAAATTCTCTTTTTCACCTCTGCCCATATCCATTTCATATGGATTTTGCTTTATGTGATTTGCAGTGTAAACACCCTCATGTCTTTTTATCTGTGCGGAACCTAACATTGATTTTGTTAAATCTATACCCTCTTGTTTTAATCTCAATGCAGTATTTCTAACCCATAATCCAATACACAACGCCATTGTCAAGTCATCGTTATAACCCTTCATAGCTTCGGCTCTACCACTATTCCATATAAATGTAAACAATTCATCAATAAGACGAGATGAACGAATAAGAATTTCTTTTTCATTCATATAGGTATCTAATGCTGAAATGATAAGCGGTCTGGTCTTTGTAGTTGTACTAAATCCGGCAACCATTTTCTTTTCATCTCTATAATATCGGTTACTCATTTGTTTTTCAATATCAATGTATTTTAAATCCTGACTCATATAGAATAGATTTCCGTATTGTCTATCTATACATTGTTGAACTGTTGCCCAACCTACGTTTGAGTTTTCTATTACTAAAAGTGCATTATTGTATTCGGTTGCTAACGCAGTTAAAAAGTTTCCAAAATCTTTTGTATCCAATTTACCTTTGTATTCTGCAACTTGTGAACAATCTTCTATATCAATGACCTGTGCAGTTGAATAATCCGAACCATCACCTCTGGCAACGTCGGCCACTACCATATATTGTCTGTTGTAGTTAGGGTGCTCCCATACCCAAAGGTTTCCATCAAATCCCCTCTTTTCTACCGGGTCCATAATATAGGTTTCTTTATACCACATTAATAGTTGTGGGTCAATTACGTTATCACCAGAACCAATAAAGTCGCAATCACACTCTTGTGCTGCACCTTTATGTCCTAAAATACGTGTTTGCTCATCTCTCCATTCTTGATTTCTTTCTGGATGAACTGTCCAATGTAGTTTTATTGTATTAAATCCATTTGTTCCACTTTCTGCTTCAACCCACATTTTGTGGAACCAGTTACCCACACCATTTGGAGTAGATAATACAATTGCCGAACCACCCGTTGATAGGGTTGATTGTGCTGATAACCAAATTTCATCAATATCTCTAATGAATGCCGCCTCATCCACCACCAATAGTGATAAGGCTTCCGAACGTCCTGCATCAGGAGAACTTGCGATTGCTTTTACTTGTGAACCATTTTTTAATTTAAGTGATAGTTTGTTATCTTCAACTGAACTATTTCCACCATCTCTTAACCAAACAGGAAGTAAATCGTGCATAACTCTAACTTTCTCTACCAGATTCTTTGCTACAGTCACTTTTGTTGCGATTACCAACGCATTAAAATCTTGGTTGAATAACATCTTCCACAAAATAAAACCAGCTGATAGGGTTGATAACCCCAACTGTCTACTTTTAAGGATAATGTTGAAACGATTATCTTTAAAATCGGTCATACACTCTTCCTGGAAAGGATAAAGGTGAAAGGGTATTTTCCCTCTCACCGGATGCTGAATCACACAATATTTTTTCATAAAGTAAATGGGGTCTTGACCACATTTACGATATTCTTCAGCTATTATCTCTTTTAATGACTTCTTCGGTTGCCCTTGAACACTCATTATTTTTTAACTTTAATTTTCCAATATGTTCCGAAATTGATGAACGGAGAAAGAGAACCATTTGTTCCATCAACTGTTCTATTCGTAACACCTAAACCAAACTGATAAAGTTTATCTTTTTTAGTTTTTAGCATCAATCCTGCTCCTACATGAGTTACAACATCTGCCTTGTTAAATCCACCATTTAAACCATAATAAACCTGATTTCTAGCTGGTTCTTTAACAATAAGAGTTTCTTTAATTTCTCTTTGTTTTACTTTTGCATCAAATGTTCTACCTAAAATTCTATTTTTAGTAATAGTATCGGTTAATGCGACTGTACCCAATGAATCGGGTAAGAAAAGTGTATCCTTATAAATTACTTTTGAAAGATAATCTTTAAGAATTGCTGCGCTATCTACATTTACTAATTCTTTAAGAACCAAAGTATCTACATCAATTACCTCATGTACAATATCCTGTCCTTTTTTAGTAACTACTTTTACTTTCTCAACCTCAACGGTATCGATTGTATGTTTTAAAACTTCATACTTTTTACCATCTATACGAATAGTTCTTCCACCAGGCATAACCCCTCCAGGATTGAACCATTGTAACAGGATGTAAATAATCAATGCTGCTATAGCAATGTTTTTCAAATTCAAATACTTTTTCATTTTTTTTTAATTTTTTATTAATTCTGGATGATTTAATTCACGTAACTTATCTTCCAATAACAATTTTCTATTTAACAATAATTCTAATGCTTCGTAAGAACTATCAATATCATTTTTTAAATCGACTTTTACTCTATCTATATCTATATCCCAATTCCAATTTTCAACATGACCGTTTTCATAAACCATTTGAAAATCTTTAGAAATATATTTTAGATTATCTTCTAATTTTTGTTTATGGTCTCTTAACCAACCCAATTTATTACAAGTTATTTTGTAATCTTCATAAAATGGATAAGTACCATCATCTTTTAATCCTTGTTCAAATTTGTGATTACAATCTACACAATATCCTGCTCTAGATATTAATTTTTTATCTGCCCAAGAATATTTTTCAGTTTCACAACTATCTGATTTACAAGTTGTTAGTTTTTTTAAATATTCTCTAACATCATCAAATGTATTTACCGATGCTATATATCCTTCCTTTTGTTCCCACTCTTTTCCATCACTATCTGTCCATCTATCTCCTACTTCTCTTTTTTGTTCGGCTTCTTTTTCATAACCAAAAACTCTTTGGGTGTTATCCTCTCTACCAAATACGGTATCAATAATCTTTTTTCGAGATTTATGAATGTGTTTGTTTTTTTGGTCCCAACTTGTTCTTTTTTGCATAACTTTTTAATTTTAATAAAATAATCCCAATATTTGATTAAGTGGTGCGAATGTTCCTGTTAGTTTATATGTTTTTCCGTTATAGAAAAATACTAAACCTTCTGTAGCCACAATTCTTTCTATTCCACCCAATTGATTTAATCTTTTTAATTCTGATTTTAATTTTTGTATTTTAGATACATCTCCACCCGTTCTAACTTGGTCTGCAACTGATTTAAATTTACTTTTCATAGAACGAATAGCTTTTTCAGGATGTACAGTTAATACACTGCTAACAAAATCTAATACATCCGCACCTACTCCTAAAAATATTTCTTCAAATGGTTTTACATTATCTTTTTGTTGTTTTACTACATTAACTTTATCGTTTTGTATAGCCCATTCTTGTAATTTTAGATTTGATATTGTATTTAAACGAAATCCTTTATCGCCAAATGCCCATCTTCTAACCAATGCTTCTTTTGTAAGTTTATCAACTTTCAAAGGTGCTTTTTTATCTATGAAATTTTCCCACCAACTTTGATGGTACAATGCGACTGTATCATTATCATTCAAACCAAATTCGGATTGTAATTTTTTAAGTTTAGAAATATACTTTCCTTGTTTTGAACTTAAATCATCGCTTTTTGGAATTTCAGTTACAGGAGGTCCTTGAATTGTGTATTTTGATTGAACATCTGCATTTATTTGTTTAATCATTCCTGCTAAAGTAGAAGATGCTCCTTGGTCTGCACCTATAGCAGAACCTTTTTCATCGTAACAAGTTGTATTATGAAAAATTAAAAGTGCCTGTCCATATGGTATAACATTTACACTCTGTGGCCATATAACTTCCAAATTCATAAAACATTTTCCTTCATTAAATATTTTTTTTCTTTGAGCTTCGGATAATGCTCCAATTGCGGCAGAAAGGTCTCTCATTGCAAAATTATATGCATCGGTTAAACCACCTCTTCCTGCAAATTTGGATGCAACATCTTCAATTCCCATCGCTCTTGCCCCCGCATTTTCTAAATGTCCTTTATTTCTTGCTGCTATCAATCTACCATTTTTCCAACTGATTGCTAGTGCTTGTCCATCAGTCTTTTCTCTTACTACACCCAAATCACCATTTAACGCTCCTGTAATAATATTTTTAAGGTCACCAAATGTTAAATCCATATCATCAAATGGATGTGACATATGACCATATGCACCACCTTCTAATAGTAATCCTTCTTTAATGAAATCCGTTTTTACATAATCTACATCAGGAAGGTTTTCAATACTATATGTTACAAGTCTTTCTTCAGCATCTTCATCACCAAATATTGCATCTGCTTTTGGAAAATCAGTTTGTGTATATCCACCATTCTTAAACCAATCTTCACTTTTATCGGTATTTAATTTTCTTTTTTTGTTTTTTTGGATAAATGAACCATCCGGAACGTCTGCCGTATTGGTAATTGTAACATTACTAACTTCATTTAAGTCGGGTTGAATATTTAATTCTTTTTCCATTTGAGTTATCTCATCATATCCCATATTACGAAGTGCTCTTGCAACCATATTTGGATTTGCCGGCATATTTGCTCTACCAAAAAGATATGCATGTATTCTTTTTCTAAATGTCGCGTTTCTGTATAATTTTATAACATTC